CAATATCGCTTGGATTTACAATAGCCCAGACACGAGATTCTTGATCATAACGTAATGCAAAATCTTCGTTGTTAATAATTTTTCTACTGATAATCTGTGCTAGAGATGCAGAAAGATTAGTATTGTATACTGGGTAAATTTCTACTAGTTCAGCACCATTGGGTATATTTTCTGTTAACACAACTGGACCAGGTCCTTGTGTTTGGCTGTTTAACCAACCGTTGCCAAGTGCAGTGCCATCATTTTCTACACTTTTAATACTAGCCCATAATTCAGTAACTTGACCGTCTTGAGTCGGAGTACCTTCAGTTAATGATCTATCAATATCAAAATAATATCCGCTAGGTGCCCTGAACAACAATAAAGCACCCGGTTCAATGAACTTCCTATTATTTGCAGTAAAGCTACCAATTTGTTGTACTTCGTATGGAGTAGAATCAGGATTTAATACAAAAAAACCTGTACTTGTAGTAGATTCTGCAGTGCCTTTGATCCAATAAGTAGTTGGCGGTACTTTGGTGCTATAATTATAATAATAAAGATTTATACTTTCTTTAGCTTTCAGTATATTACCAAGCTGGTTAGAAATAAAACTTTGCACATCGGCTGCAGTAGTCCAATTAAATTTACTACTAAAGCTGTCTTCTTCTTTGTATGTGTAGCCATCTTCACAGAAAATATTAGTACTGCTATACTTTCCTGTAACATCTTTAAGTTCTAAAAATCTACTGATACCACTACTGGTTCTGTTTACACTTTTAATTTTTAAAATATCACCATACTTGATATACGGAACAGTGTTGTAATCTTCGCCGTTGACCATACGATTTTGGCTATAGAAATTCTGCGGTGCTTTAAGCTTAATTTGATTTAAGCTTTCTCTTGTGCTTGCATTACTAATAGTGCTTTGCAAAGACAAAGTCATTCTGAGTCTTTCGGTCTTGCCAGATTTTGTTACATACGGAAGATCAACATTAACATTTTGCATTTCGGTTGGTGTTATGGTGTAACTAAGACCATTGCTGGTTCTAGTCACTGCTCTGAAAATTCCAACTGGTATTTCGCTAAACACTCCATCGCCGAATACATAATCTACTTGATCATTTGCTCTACTGTATACACTAAATATTTTTCTGTTTTCTTGAGCCACGTTATTAAAGATAACATTACTATCACGTAGTTGTTCAACTTCAGTCCACTGATCAATATACGAACCTGCATCGTTAATTTCAAACAACCAGGTGTCGGTGTTATTAATGTTGTCAACATTTAAACTTACCAATCTATTAGGAATTCTTTCACCAATGGTAAAATCAAGATTGTTTAAATTACCTTGTTTAAATCCTACAAAAAATCCAGTGTTAGGACTACGGTTACCTTCGCTATCATTTTTGTATAAAAATCCAAAAGTATCACCAGGACTAGGAGACTTTTCGTAAACACCATTTGTGTTATTCAATCCAACATTATATATGTTAAAACTCATACTGATATTATCAACTGAGCTGTTGAAGTTTAACAACGGTATCTGATTTGGTCTAGTGCTAAATTCGTAAAGATCGTGTCTAGTATTGCCGATTTTAAAGCTACTTGCTGGCTTGCCGACTCTTTGATTGCTTGTTAATACACTGTTAACTATTGTAGTATATTTTTCTAGCCAATTGTTGTCAGTAGGGTCATTCCAATTAATTGTACGGTTAGCAAGATTATTGCCATTACTATCTATAATGTCTTCTGTAGTGTTAACACTGACAATTTTCAGCATACCCGATGCTGCTTGGTTTCTGTTAGGATTATAGCCTAACATGTTTGCCATTCGATAAACACTATCTCTACGTTCTGCAGTTTGCAGGAAATTTTCTCTAAAGTTCAAATCACCGCGATAACTGATACTTTGTCCCATAAAACTAATTAGATCAAGTAATGCAATAAATTCACTACTTTCAATATAATCATTGTAGTCTTCGGGATAATAAGTTCTTAGGTAGTCAACCATACTTTTGCGCAAAGTTTCATAGTCGTAACTCTGGAAGTCAGCACTACGGAAAGTGTTGTATAACTTTCTCCAATCTTCTGCTGCAAAAAGGTTGCTCTGACGTATTGATGTTGACATTGATATTCCCTATCTATCAGATATTTATCTGTTTTATAAAACGCTATTATTATGCATAGGTAACAGAATTTACGTTTTGGTCAAACATTAATTTTAAATTTTCTGTTTGATTTAGATTACTGTATCTTATTTGTAGTTCGATTAATATCCCATTTTGATATTCATCAACTAGTACTTTATCAGCAACAATCCTAGGATCGTAATTAACAATTTCAACTACATCGTCGACTATAGCATCACGAAGATCTTCTGTCATTGGCTCAAATAGTGCATCCCATATTATTGAACCAAATTCAGGACGCATAAGTTTTTCACCTTTGCGAATATTAAAATGATTTAACAAATCACGCTTAATAAGTTCGGCGTCTTCGAGTCGAACTTTGGTGCTGTTATTGTTTACTGTGTTGTAACCTTTATAAAGTGCCATACTAATATTTATTACAATTTTTAAAGGCATATATAATGATATGAAAACCCTTTTAGTTTACACAAAACAAGGATGCAATGGTTGTCTCGAAGCTAAGAATTTTCTCGATGACCTGCATATTCCTTACACCGAAGTTGATGTTGGACTAGACCAACATAGTGCAGATTTTCTAATTCAACAAGGAGACAAGTTTTTGCCACAATTTTACTCGGATGGAAAAAGATTTATCCCCGGGGGCTGGAAATCTCTTAAAACCATGCGCCAAAACGAAATACTCGATAGACTAAAATAGTAGCAGTTTAATTATTGTTAAATACACTGTAACAAGGATTATTCATGCCAGGTATAGTAAGAAAAGGCGACAAAAACAGCGCAGGCGGTGCTACACTGTCGGGACAAAATAACTTTAAAGTAAACAGTAAACAAGCTGTAGTAAACGGTACTTCGGTAGCTAAACATAAACCTTGTCCAAAAGTTTCAATTCACTGTAATGCTACTACAAAAGGTGGCACTGGGAGTTTTATAATCAACAACATTCCAGCGAATGTTATTGGAAATTCAGACAGCTGCGGGCATAGTCGCAAAGGCGGAAGTAAAGATTTTATTATAGGTAATTAATCAATGTCATTAAGTAACAGATGCCACATTCCGTTAAGGATAAACGGAACAACATTGTCACCAGGTACACTGGAAGGCACACAAGTTGGCGAATTTAACAACTCTAGTACTAGAGCCGCAGTAAACAATTCAAATCTGTTGCCAAACCAGTCAATAATTAATTTGTTAGACCAAGCTAGTACATTAATTTCATTAGATGTATACCCGTCAATTGTAGCCGATGGCGGAGGAACTAATATTGAGACTGATAACAAGAGTGCCAGTGGATGGGCTGTTAACGTACAGTTAGTTAGACAAGGATCTGTGCTAAAGCCTGCAGACAATGCAAGTTTATACATAGATTTTATAGCTGGACTAGTTGGAAATAGTTTATTAGATAATCGTTTTTGTGCAATTGGATTATACAATTGGGGAATTTATTTTGATCAACTTGAAAGTAGACAAATTGGTAGCTCAGGTGTTGTTGCATTAGAAGAAACTACTATTAACGACACGTTAGACCAAGGCATATCCCAAGGAAAACAACGAGCAAACAGTAACCAAATAGCTGGCGAAGGAATGTTTTTAAATGATGGGTCTAGTGGTGATGATCTTAATCCGCAAGCATTTGAAAATTTATCAAATTCATCAACATCAAGTACTGTAATCGAAATAGAGAAACAAAAACAAACATCTTGCAACCCTGCAAACGACTTTAACAGAAACAAGTCAACTGGTGGTACTGCAGTAAGTAGTATCTCTGTAGCTGCAACTCATAGTATTTCAAAAAATCAAGGCTTGCAAATTCCTGCGTCTCTTGTAACTGCAACAAATACATACGAGTCTTGTTATCCTATTGGATTGAATGAAGAAATAATTAATCTATTGCGTGATGCTCCGGACTATGAAACTCCTGCAACAATTCACACATTTGCCTCTAGCACGACTGAACTGTTGATGCATACAGGTGTTAGGTGTAAACTAAATGGATTAACTGGACGCATGACTGGTTCCACTGCAGGAATCATTGACGGCAACTTAAATAATGTTATTAGTAAACCTATTATAGAAATTGCCAATAATGTTTTAGGAAACGGAAACTTAGCAAAATTTTGTAACATTTTTAGTTCAGCATTAGGTGCTTCAGGGTCAGCCACAGGAATGGGGCAAAGCTTATCTCAGATACAAGGACAGGTTTTTGGCAATGCACGAGAAAAATCATCAAATTCGCTAGGACCAGTACCGGGTTTTGAGATTGATAAAATTGCCGGCGGAAGATACACTAACTTAATCGGAAAGCAAGAATCTGTACTTCCCGGTGCTGTTAAAGACGACCCAGTTGCAATGTTTGGTACAGCATACCATGACATGAATTCAATGGTGACACAAGGTTTAGGGTCGATTAGTACTGATATTACTAGCACTGGGCGGGACCTTATGACTCTAGGAAAACTAGCAAATCTAGAGGACTTGTTTAGAATAGGAACACCGGGACAAATCGTCGAACAATTAGTTATTTACGGAGCAACTGCAACACAAAAAATAATAGCACCAATACTTGTTAGCAACGGACTAAGTGTATCAACAATCAATCAACCAGGCAATGACGGGTTAGCTACAAGTATTTTGTTTCAAATTAACAGCAAAGATTTAATTGATAATGCATTCCAGGTACTAGGAATCAAAAGAAATAGCAACGTCACTGATTTAGGTGTACTACTAGATCCAACTTGGTTATTTCCAACCAGTAAAGATAGTAACAGATTTGTTAATCTAAATGAAATATCCTTGCACATTAGTGTATTGGGCGAATTAACTATTTCTACCCTAGATCAACTAGGAGCATTGCTGTTTAGCATGGAAACTATATCGTCTGAATCAGGATTATTAGACGAAGTGCAGCCCATGCGATTAGAAGAAAACATTGAACTCAAACGAGAAGCAACTCCTACTAGCGAATACAGCGGTGATAGTGATTTAACAGTTGCAGATTTTATTGGCACTGCTGCTGGGTATCGTGTTACAGAAACTTTACCACAGATTGCTAATTTTATCAATCAGCTAACTGCTGCAGGTGTATTAGATTGTTACACTGACTTACTTGAATATTTACGAGACACACTAAAGGGCGATTATACATTTACTTTAACAACATTCACTGATCCTAGTGATCCAACAAATGAAATAACATTGCCAGCAGGGGTATACTTAACTGATCCTACACCAAACAATGCTACATATGCACAAGCTCTTGCTGGATTAGACCCTATTATTGTTTGCGGAAAATATACACTTGGTTATTATGCCAGTGTAAACGATGCACTATTAGATTTACATAACTACGTCGAAGATGAATTAGATTTTTTATATAATAATTCTACCGGAGACAATTTAGAAAATCTTATCCGGATACAAGGACTGCACGACGAAGTTAATTACCAATTATACAAAGAACAGAAATTAAGAAAAACGTATGGGCTTGATATTG